ATACAGTAAAATTTGTTACTGACTATGTGAACCCTACAACCTTCACACTTGTATATGAACTTACTACCAAAGATAAAGATTTTATAAACACTAGTGCCTTAACACAAAGTACACCGTACCAAGGATTAAGGCTAGAGTTTGTTTATGATGGGACTGTATGGGACCTTGACCATACAAATGAAAACTATAAAGCAGAAATAGCAGCTCTACAAGCTGTTGATGTTAGTTTAACAAATGCTATATTGGCTATAGCAGCACCTTGGGTTGATGTTCCAAAGAGTGATTGGGGAGATTTATACTTACAAGGTGTGAAACATACAAATACAACCCCACCTCAAAACATATCCCCAATACTTCTTACAAATACTGATATAGTAGATTTTTATTGTAGAAAAAAAGTAGTAGGGAAAACCTGCCATCTAGAATTTAAGTTAACAGTTGATGAAGTGAACTTGTTTTCTGGGTTAGGTACTGGATACTACTTTTATGGGTTCATCTTTGAAGGGTTCCCAGCAGCATTAGAGCCAAAACATGGTACTTTAGCTTTTAGTGCTTTTCATCAGAGAAAACAAGGTTTATCACCACCACTTTACCTTACTGATGTAACACTTGATGCTTGGTTTGATACAAACAGCCCAACAAAGAAGTTAATTGGACAACCAGCAAACCAATCCCCATTTAATCTCTGGGACAATACAGGCACACCATATACTGCCTATTTCTGGGAAGGTGCATATTCAGCAACACAATCAGGACTTATTTCATTTTCAATCACTTATGAACTCCCATGATAACATTCAGTATAAATATAACAGACAAAGAATATAAGATTGAAGCAACTGAAGATGCTGAATACATAGTAATTGATGCTATTCAGCCGAAGGAGTTAACTACTTTAAGTAGTGGTGAGTTGTTATACGACTATATCATCCAGTTTGAAACTGAATTAGAATCACTTGAATGGAGAGTAATTTTGTCAGGAGTAGATACAAGTAGACTAGATTCAACACAAGTAAGTTATTTAAACTCACACGAAGCACCGTAATTTATGATATATTATTCAGGAGCAAGTATTCCAGATGGAGAATCAACAGTAGAAAAGTCAATTGGTGGATATATTTCATCAACACAGGTGTCTAATGGGTTACCAAATACAATCTTCAAAGATGTATCAAAAGCTGAATTAGGTACTAGAGAGACAAAACTACTAGTCTTTAAGGCACCATCCAATATTACAAAAATGCAGTTTTCAGGAGGTGAACTACTTAACTTTGCAATACAGTTTGCTGTGGTAACCCCACTATATGATTCAGGCTGTGGTAAGTACTATTTTCCACAATTGAATTCATCAAAAGAATTACCACTAGGAGTGAGTTTTCAAGATTTGCCAAATGCTGATATAGACCCACCAATAGTAGTGCCAATAACCCTGCTTGAAGGTGAATATGTTGGTATTTGGTTAGTAAGAACACCAATTGTACTTCCACTGCCAGAAGTTACTAACAATAATCAGAGTTGTACTGAAGATTCAATCGAACTTTTGAGAACATTAGAAGAAAGTCTGGTACAAACTAGAAATATTAGTTTAAACATAGAATATTCTTAATTAATTTTAAATTAAAGATTGCCAAATTGTTAGACATCGAAGACTTAAGGGTTGGGTACCAACATTTCTTTAGAATAACCCAATCAGAAAATTTCAATTATAGTTTCCTCTTCACGGAACGTTCAAGTAAGATAGCAACCAAAGCTATTCAATTATTTGATAAAAAATATAGTCTTCATTCACTAGGACATAGATGGTTGTTTAAATACCTATTCTTTCAGTTTGAATATTGGAGTGTTTGTGATATAAAACAATTCAATGGAAAAGTTGACTTCTCTTTCATTTTTGGTGAAAAAGCTGTAAAGAGATTTTTTGATAGAGGCCAAGAATGGGACTACCAACTTGAAGAAAAGAAAGAGTTTAAGGGTGTTACAGAGAGAAACTTTCTATCACTTTTCAACTCACTTCTCGAAAAAGAATCACATGTTGATGATTTGAACAAGTCAATGTTTCTCAATACTACAAAAGGACTTCAACATTGTTTGACAACTACTTCACTGTACAATCATCTAGATAGCTCTTGCATCTCTTGTAAGTTCAAAACTGATTGTAAGAAACTTTTAATGATAAACTACCCAATCATATATAAAAATCGTAAATATAAATAGTGAAACAATTAACTACCGACTACGTATTCGAATTATTTAAACTTTGCTTAATTGATGTAAAATCACTTGAGACTTGTAAACTACACTTAAAGTACCACTATCTCTATAATGATACTCAAAAGAAGTGTTTTAAGTTTTTATTTGATACTTATGAACTTACTCACATTACTCCAACAATAGGGGTAATAGGCCAAGCATTTTCAACAGACCAAGAAGTAATAAACTTTCTTTCAAAGGTAAAAAGACTTGTCATACAAAAAGAGCAGTATGATGAAGTACTAAACACCTTTGAAGCTTTCATTATTGATTCAAAGTTTAGAGTACTTTATGAAAAGATTGGTGACTTGTACAATGAAGGCAAACAGAAAGAAGCAGTTGACTTACTTTCAAAAGAATCACAAGTAATTTCACAATTCAGTCTTAAGGATAAATATTACACTACTGTCTTCAAGGGTTATCAAGATAGACAACTAAAGAGACAGAATGAGAAAGATACAGTACTCTTAGAGAAACTAACTTTTGGGATTCATGAACTTGATGACCTTACAAAAGGTGGTTTCAACAAAGGCACATCAGTACTAATAATGGCTAGGTCAGGTGTTGGTAAGTCAACCTTTCTTAGATGGGTTGGGTTATGTAATGCTAGGCTAGGACGTAGGGTAGTTCACTTTCAAGCTGAAGGCACTGAACAAGAAGTACTTGATGCTTATGATGCTGGTTGGACAGCAATTAACCTACATGATATTGAGTTTGGAAACATCCCAGAAACTAAGAAGATAAACATTCTCAAAGCACAAAGAGATATACTTGGCAATGGGGGTGAAATTTATGTGTATGCATCTGAGTCTTTCGACTCAATGTTGATGAATGATGCCAGAGACATTATAGATGATATTGAACAGATACACGGTAAGGTTGACCTAGTAATCTTTGACTACCTTGAACTATTCAATGTAAAAGGGGTATTTGGTTCATCAGAAGCTTCAGAAAGAAAGAGAAGAGAAGAACTAGCAAACAAGATTACAAATATTGGTGTAGAGAAGAGATGTGGTGTAATAGCTGCAACCCAGTCAATGGATATCCCGCCTGATAAGATTAACAATCCAGAGTTTGTGATGACAAGACACCACATCTCAGAATTCAAAAATGTGGTTAAACCTTTCTCATACTTCCTCACCTTAAATCAAACTGCTGATGAATATGAATCAGAAATGATGAGAATCTTTTGTGATAAATTTAGAAAATATAGGTCAGGACAAACGGTGAGGATTTATCAGTCAAGGTCGAATTCAAGATTCTATAATTCAGTGAAAACTCTCAAAGAAATCTATAATAAAGTATGAGTGTAATCTATAAGATAACAAATCTCATAAACAATAAGATTTATGTAGGACAACAATCTACTACCGATAAGTCTTACATGGGTAGTGGTGTGATTCTTCAAAAAGCTTTGAAGAAGTATGGGTACAAGAATTTTTTAGAGGAAATACTTGAAGAGTGTAGTGTAGAATCATTAGATGAAAGAGAAGTTTTTTGGATAAAAGAACTAGATGCTACTAACCCAGAAATTGGTTACAATATTGCTTTTGAGGGACATTTAAAAAGATTCCATAGTAATGAAGTTATCAGTTGAAACTCTAAAAAGTTTAATTAAAGATTCATATTTAGACCATCGTAAGGAAAACATTCGTGGGTTGTGTCCGAAATGTGGACAGAGTGAGTTTGGAATCTCATTAAAAGAAAATCATCGCTTTGGCTGTTTTCGCTCATCCAAATGTGGATATAAAGGAAACATTTTCAAACTACTTCAAGACCTAGGACGGTTACATGAATTCCTACGAGACCAGGATTCATTGTATGAAAGAAAAGGTGTAGAGCTATTAAATAAACTGGAATCTCAGGAGTTAGAATTACATGTAAGTACTATTGAACCACCGATAGGTTTTAGAAGAGTTTTCCAGGATGAATACCTTGATAGTAGAGGGTTTGAAAGTTATGATAGATTTGTAGTAGGAAAGACAAAAATAGATTCTGCATTCTTGAAATATGTTATTTTTCTGATTAAAGAACAGGGTGAAATAAAGGGATGGGTAGCAAGACATATTTGGTCTAAAAAACAAATTGATGCTTATAATGAGGTCAATGAAAAGAAAATCAAAAGATATCGAAATTCAGAATCAGACTTTTCAAAACTAGTAGAAGGTTGGGAGCAGATTACAGAAAAGACAACTACTATCATACTAGTAGAAGGTCTCTTTGATAAAGAATCAATCGATAGAAAACTAGAACTATTTGAACAAGAAGAGATAAGATGTGTTTGTACTTTCAAATGCCAACTCTCACCTGAACAACTAGCAAAGATTAAAATAAAGGGAGTGAATGTTACTACTTTCATTCTCTTCTATGACCCAGATGTATTCAAGAAGACACTGGAGTTAGGTTCTG